ACTTCCGTCCGGCAACCCCGGCGGATGTGCCTGTGGTAACGCGGCGCGCATCCAAATATGACGCCCTTCTTGAGGCCCTGCTCGACGGTCCGCAGGTTGTCACCGGCATCGAAGACCCCGGCAAGTTCCGTGGTGGTCTGTCCAACCGTGCCTACCAGGACGGGGCGAAGATCTCGATGAAGACGATCGACAAAGGCCGGGGCGTGTACCGTGTCGAGCGGAAATGAAAATCGTCGAGGTTTGCTGCTGTGGTGCGTCCTGCGAGGTTGAGCAGCCAGAGATGCTGTCAACCAACGTTGATAAGGCGCGGGATTTTGTAAAGCAGTGGCGGCTCGATCATAGGCATGAGGCACCCGAACGGATCACCACGACGACGTTCGACACGTCCCACGTGGGGCTCGACACGTGAGCTACTCATCGAACCTTCGGCGTGAGTTAGCGCGGGGCCGTCCGACGAAAGCCAAGGTCGCCCAAATCGCCCGGCGCAACCAGCGGCAGCAAGCCGCCGTCAAGCGGATCGCCAAGGAAAGGGCGGTGAGAATTCAGTGACAGCACCCGCCGCGTGTACCCACCGCTTTCAGGTCGAGGCACCCTATCCCGGTTGCGTCACCCTCGCCGGTATCTGTCGGGACTGCGGCGCTCACCGTGACTTCGATCCCTATACGAATGAGCACGACTGGAACGACATGCGCCGCAAGGCAAACGTACGGGGAGGGTTTCGCGGTGGAAGGAAGAAGAAGGCGTTGTGACGCGCGACCCCATGCCGAACGTCTACGCGCGCCTTTGGCTTGAGGCCACGCACGCGCAGCTCGTCTGTACCACGCACGACGGATCGGTCCTTTGTAAGTGTCTGTTAGCCCGGCGGCTCCGAGCGCTGCCCGTTCTTACTGATGCCGAACGTCGACGGTACCGCGCAGAGAAGCGTTTCAGCGTGAAAGGCATGGCAGGCGTCTGGTGGAGGCCTCGCTGATTCCCGGCAATTTCCACGCCTTTTCCACACACTTCCACGCCCATTACTCGCCCATTCCACGCACCTTCTGACCTATTTACGCCCCTAATACCCCGGTGCTATCGTTGAGGCATGGCTGATCTGGCGCTAGTGCCCACAAAGAATCGAGGACGCCTCTCGAATGCCGAGATAGCCTCCCGGCGAAAGCAGGTGTTCGACCTGCGGCGGGAGGGGCTGAGCGTCACCGAGATCTCCGAACGCCTTGGTTGGCCATATGCGACGGTCTGGCAGAACATTCACTCTGCCATCCGGCAGATGGACGTGACGGCCACCCTCGAGGCTGAGGTTGCGATTGACCTTGCACGGCTCGAGGACATCATCCGCATTCACTGGCCGCAGGTGAAGGCACGGGATCTGGATTCGACCTACGTTGTCCTGAAGGCCCTCGAGCGGAAGGCGAAGCTCCTCGGCCTCGACAGCCCGAAGAAGGTCGACGTGCGAGTCTTAGTCGCTCAGTGGGCCGAGGCCCAGGGGCTCGAGCCAGCCATCGTTCAGGACATCGTGTCGGGGATGCTTCTCGAGACGCGTGATCCAACGTGACAACCAGGATTGAAACGAGCCTGTACACCCGGATTCCCGCCATGCTCGAGGTTGCGGGACCGGCGATCCGCAAGCTCCATGATGAGGCTGTCGCTGCCCGGAAGATGATCGCCACAACCCCTACGGCCATCGACGCCTGGGCCGAATCCCGGTTCTACATTCCCGGCTCATCCGAGCCCATCCGCCTTGCCGAGCACCAACGAGCTGTCCTGCGTCTCATGTTCACCCGGACACCGCAAGGGCAGCTCCCGTATCGGACCTGCATCTATTCCACTCCGAAGAAGTCAGGAAAGTGCGTTCAGGCAGATCAACGAATTCTGCTTGCCGACGGTTCGTGGCGGCGCGCAGGGGATCTGATCGGATGTGCTGTTTCCCTCCCCGCTTACGATCAGAAGCGTGGCGTTATCGTTCCCTCCGTCCTCTCGTGGATCACCGACAACGGTTCCCGCCCTTGTGTCGAAGTCATAACCCGTCTTGGGCGACGGCTCGTTGTGACCGACAATCATCCCTTCCTACGGTACTCAGGATGGGAAGAAGCAGCGAACCTGAAGCCGGGGCAATCGATCGCAGTCCCTCTCGAGTTGCCCGATCAAGCAACGGATGCTCTGACCTTTGATGAGGCGTCTCTTCTTGCGCTGTTTATAGCGGACGGCGGATTGACGGGTGGCGGCGTTAACTTCACGAAATGGCGGGGTCCGCTGCGTGAGGAATTCATTCGTATTGTCGAATCGATGGGGGTCGAGGTTCGGACGATTGATGATGGGCATACGTTGGTTCCAACCACAGGCAACCGAGGCGGGAAGTCCAATCCAGTAACAGACTTCATCAGAGCGCACGGGCTGTACAACCACGGAGCCGCTACGAAATTCGTGCCTGATGCGGTGTTCCGCTCCTCCAACAAAGTCATCGCTCGTTTCCTCAACCGCCTTTACGCTTGCGACGGGTGGGTTACTGGTCAATCTGTCGGGTACTCTTCCAACTCTCGGCGTTTGGCTGAAGACGTGCATCGGCTGCTAATGCGCTTCGGGATCCACGCCAAGTTGTACCGAAGGCCGTGCCCGGAGTGCCGTAAGACAAACTGGCACTGGTTTGTTGACTTCGGCGACCGCGAGTCTGTCCTGGCGTTCGCTGACCGAATCGGGATGCTTGGCAAAGAGCCCGTGCTTGAGAACGCTGTAGCGATGGCGAGAGCGCGTCACGCCAAGAGGGCGAGACAAGTTGACGTGTTTGAGCGGTCCATATGGGAGGAGCTTGCCGAAACGGATCTGGCTGTCAAGCAAACGTGGGCTGCCCGGCGGGATGTTGTTCGCAAGCGCGCGGCAAAGCACGGACTTGCCGCCCTTGTCAAGCTCGCCGACGCCTCTGTTGGGTGGGACGTGGTCAAGGCCGTGACACACCTCGGGATGATGCCCACGGTCGCTATCGAGGTTCCTGGGTATGAGACGTTCGTCACGGACACAATCAACCACAACACTACTGCCGCAGGAATCGTCCTTCGCTGGTACGCCGAGACGCAAGGACGTCACTCCGAGCTCTATGCCGTGGGGAACGACCTCGAGCAGGCGAAGAGCAGGTCGTTTGCGACGGTGCGAACATCCATCGAGCTATCGCCCGGATATGACCCTCGCCGGGATCGCTTGCCCGGTATTTGGCAGTTACAGCAGCTCACCTTCCGAAACCTGAAGAACTTCTCCACGATCAAGGCCCTCGCGGTTGACGCCCGAGGCGAGGCTGGAGGCGCTCCTGCTATCTCCGTCTTTACAGAATTGTGGGGCTTCACAGAGACCGAGGCCCTCCGCTTCTGGGATGAGTTGACCCCGGTGCCCACGATTCCCGACTCGATGCGTCTGGTTGAGACGTATGCCGGATACGAACAGGAATCAACCCTCCTCAAGTCCCTGTACACCACCGGCCTCGAGGGACGGCAGCTGTCCGTAGGGGAGCTCGCCAGCCGCACGAACACCAGCCCCCTTGCCTGGCACGAGGCTCAGCATCCCGACGACCCCGTGCCAGTGTGGGAGAACGCGAAAGCTTCCCAACTCACCTATTGGGACACGGGCACGAACGCCCGCCGGATGCCATGGCAACAGGGAGACGACGGGGCGGCGTATTACCGGGAACAGGAGTCCTCCCTGACCCCGCTGGCGTTCCGGAGGCTCCATATGAATGAGTGGGTATCGGTAGAGTCCGCGTTCATTCCGCCCGAGCTGTGGGACGCCTGCCTCGACCCCGAGATCCTCCCGCTCGCGCCCGGTGACAAGATGCCCATCGTCGTTGGCGTGGACGCGGCTACCACGTTTGACTGTTACGCCGTCGTTGCCGTGTCCCGTCACCCCGACCCCGCCAAGCACGATCACGTTGCTGTGCGTGCGGTGAAGGTGTTCGATCCTATTGTCGAGGGAGGGGCGGTTGACTACGACAAGGCTGAGCAGTTCCTGCGGGACGTGTGCAAAGAGAACAACGTCGTGCAGATATGTTTCGACCCGTTCCAGTTGGAATCGGTCATGCAGCGCCTGCGGAAGGATTCCGTAGCCTGGTGCGAACCATTCAGCCAGCAACAGGACCGGCTCAAGGCCGACCGTCAGCTCTACGACCTCATCGTAACGCGGCGGTTGCACCACACGGGCAACACTCTGCTGCGAGATCACGCCCTGAACGCGGGCGCGCGGCTACAGCGTTCGGAAGACTCAACCCTACGTCTCGTCAAGATTGCTCCTCACCGCAAAATTGACGCGGTTGTGGCGCTGTCCATGGCGGCTGCACGCTGCCTGTATCTTACCATTTGACTTGACACTCACCGACGTCACCTGTATCGTGTAACGCACGGCAGGGGGCGTGCGGCTTGAGCAACCGGCGGTGTTCCGCTCGCGCCTCCGGGGTAGTATGCTCGCCCCGCCTCCTGCCGTGTATCTGAAGGAGGGGTGTACTCATGATCTTCGGTCTCGTTCTTTATGTTGCTGGCGCCCTCATATTCGGTCTCGTTGCGGTCCTCTGGATCGATGCCGAGCCCAACAGTACGAGTGACTACGCTATTGAGGGTGTGTTCGCCATCGCCGTTGGCTCTTTGTGGCTGCTCCTCTTTCCCCTGTTCGTTGCGGGCTACGTGGTGAGCAAGGTTGCCCATAGATTGACTTGACAGTTACGCTCCTCCTTGCGATAATTGGATCGAAGGAGGCCTGACAATGGAAATCGGAACGAAGCTCTACGAGTACAGGGGCAGTGGTCCCAAGAGTGACCGGCACACGGACGCGGTTGAGTTCACGGTGACGAAGGTCACCAAGACCCAGTTCACTACAGACGACGGACGGCGCTGGGCGCTCGGTGACAGCTGGGCCGGGCGACATTCCTGGCGGCTCTACGGGGGAAGCACAATCCGGGGCATGTACATTCACGACACGCCCGGCGGAAGCCCCGTCACGACCGAGGCGGCACTCACAGCCGCGCGTGAGCAGAAGCGGGCCGAAGCCAAGGTCGAGGCCGACGCTGCCCGCGCTGCCCTGATCGCCGAGCACGGAATATTCGGGGCAATCAAGAAGACGCTCGAGGCGGGCGAGTCTTGGGCCGTGCGAATCGACCTGAGGGCCATCCGCGAATCGCTGCCCGAGGACAAACAGGCCGAGTACATCGAGTACCTCGAGGATGCCATCTGTGACGCCTACCGGGCGGCGAAATCCAACGTCGAGCGCTTCACCCAAGCCGCCGAACGGATCACCCAGATTGTTACCGACATGACAGCGGCGAGGTACTAACTGACTTGACGGTTAGCGCCAGTCACGTCATACTCAAGGTGAAGGAGGTAACGACAATGACCACGACGCAAATCAGTCACGACGGCTTCGCCCGGACGTTCACCTACCGGGAGACCGTGCCCTCATGGGGAAGCCGCGTGTCCGGGCACAATCGCTGTGCCGAGTGCGGGCGCATCGCCCGGTTCCGGTACACCACCCAGTGCGAATCGCGGACGTGCGCGCCCCGGTTTGCCGGACCCGCATTCTGCTCAATCTCATGCTGGAGGAGCTACTCGTCATGAACACGGGCCACACACCCGGACCGCTCGTCGTAGGGCCGCGAGGCGTCATCGGCGAGCGTGCCATCTACGTGCCCGGCGAGCCCGTTGAGGTGCTCGGCTACGCCTACAGGACCGACGACGACGTGGCTCTCGAGAATGCCACCCTATGGGCCGCAGCCCCGGACATGCTCGCCGCCATCGAGTACGCCCTGGCGCATCTGCCCGACGTCCCATCCGACGATGACTACGCGAGGGGCACCTATGGCACCTATGCTGGGGTAGCCTACCGTCTGCGCGCGGCGCTACTGACCGCCCGAGGAGAAACATCATGACCACGCCACGCAAGCCCCGATACCGCGTCGCCCCATCGGGGGATACCCACTGGGACTACGCCATCGTTGACGCCACCACTGGGAAGGTGACGTTCTTCTCCGGCGGCTGGCAGGCCGTTTGCAATGTCATCGATAACCTCAACAACGAATATCGGTACCTTGGCACGACCGAGGCGGATGAAGTGGCCGCTGCCATCCGTGGTGCGTAAACGCTGCTACACCTGCGACGCCGAGGTGACCCTCAACGGTTACATGGCGGTGTCACGGTGCATTCTCCCTCCCGCGTAACCGAGACGTTGGTTATTGTTGTGCCCGGAGCGGGAGTTGGAGTGAGAATGAGAGTCGTCTGCGCGTGGTGCGGCGTCATCCTCGTGTGGGGTCCACCCGAGCCCACGTCCCACGGTATCTGCGACGATTGCGCGAGGAAAGTCCTGCCTGATTTGACTTGACACTTAGCTCGTCCGGCGTGACAATGGTATCGAAGGAGGTTGAGATGACTACGCGAAGAGACCCCGGTTCGGTTGTGAACAAGATCGGCTGGTATGACATGCTGACACTTGACCGCACAACCTGCCGGGTCTGCTTCAACGGCGGGAGCTATGACGAATGGCCGAAGGGTCAGATACCCTCGATGCGAGCTATCGCTCTCGCCGAGGGAAAGCCGCTCAAGGGTGATAGGATTCACAACCGGCAGCCATATATCACTACGCTCCGTGCTGCGCTGAAGCGCCACATCGAACGCGAACATCCCGGATGGCTACACGCAATCCGCTGGACGAAGGAGGCAACATCATGACCACGCCAACACTCACTTTCCACATGTGCCCCAATTGCGGCGAGGCCAACGGGTTCTACGACCGCCCCGGTCCCGTGCCATGTGACGGTTGCGGTACGACGGTTGCGGCCTCGCAGGGACGTCCGCCCGACACCATCGACGCCCTGTACGACCTTCTGTCTCAGGCTGAGTCAATGGTCTTCCGGATGCACTGGCATGGGAACGAGGAGCTGGCCGCAGCTCGCTGGTCCGTGCTGCAGGCCTGGAGCGACGTTGCCAATGTCAGGGATGCCATGAAGGACATATGCCACGACTGTCACCACGCGGGCTCCCACAACAACGGCGGTCCGTGCAACCACGAGGACTGCCGCTGTCAGGAACTGACTTGACGTTTCCCCGCTAACGTGACACGATTGACGCAAGGAGGACACGATGCCTGGTAGGCCTAATCCGAACCTAGTGCCAGCCTCAGTCAACGCCACGCCGGAAGACCGCCGCATCCTCGCCGCCCTGCGGGAACGGGTGTGCCAATCGTGTGGCCATACCGATGCCCGCCACATTCTGCCGGAACGCTGCGCGGATTGTGATTGCCGACAGATGACCTACGCAAAGACATGACTGACGTTCGGGCTTTGACCCGGCCACCTACTTCGAAGGAGGAGTACCCAGATGAAAATGGTCATCGTTCCCGGCAGTGACAGCATCCACGTCGCCTATCGACGCAGTGGCAGCAGCCGCCACGACTTCCGCAAAACCGCCTGCCTGCTAGAGGTCAACGACACCGACGACCCATTCGTACGAACGCCCAGCCTGCCAACCTGCGCATTCTGCATCCGGGACGGCAACATGCCAGAGGAGATTCGCATCGAACTCTGGAACAAGCTGATGTCAGCATGAGCAACGACTACGTCAACGACGACGGCACGTTGCTCGGCTTGCGCTGGCACGGGCCGACCACCAACATCGAAGCCGACCTGCGAGCCAAAGCTGAAGCCGCGCTCGAAACGCTCACGAACACGGGAAGTCTCGATGGTGGAATCGCGCGGGTGGAAGGGGAGGGGCTCGATGGCCTCCGCCCATTGTGGGCTTACCAAGATGCCGTGCGTGACCCGCGTGTCATCCTCGCCCTGCTCGACGCGCACAAGGTCGAAATTGATATGCACTACGAGCTGCACAAGGGCACCGACGAGCTGGTAGCAGAGCTCTACGAAGCTTTGCAGAAGTACGGGCAACACCTTGAGGGATGTCGTTCACTAATCGCATGGCCTGACCGTGAGCCCTGCACCTGCGGCCTCGATGCCGCGAACGGAGATGCGTGATGACCACCAAAGACGAACAACTGCGGGTAAAACACATAAAGACAAACCGATTTGTAGATGTCTTCTGTGATTTCGACCGCGAGCCGTGGCCATGCACCACCATCTGCCTGCTCGATCACATTGTGGAATTGGAGGCCATGTTGGAGACGGCAGAGGACAAGGCGCGCCACTACAAGGCTGCCGCGCGAGACAATTTAGTCGCGCTGAAAGCAGCAGAAGCACGGGCTACGCTTGCGAGGCCAACCACTGATAATACCGGAAGGGTGCAGTCGTGACTACCGAAGACGAACAACTGCGAGCAGAGCATCCCAAGGTGCAAGGCGCGGGGAGAGCGTGGTGCGGCCTGTGTCTTGGTGAATCGTGGCCATGCATCACCATCCGTCTCCTTGACCGGCTGGCGGCGGCAGAGGCACGGGCTGAACAACTGAACCACGTTATGCGAACGTGGGAGGGCAGTGAGGGCGCGGGTTCCTGCGATTGGGGTGGATGTTCGCGAGACGCCGATGGCTGGCGCTCTTGTCTGCCCGTGGGCGGTGGTACAGATACTCTGCCTGTCTGCGCTCAGCACATGGAGGCTTACGAAATACAAGCTGTCGAACTGGACCGGGCACGAGAGGAATCAGTGCGCGCGGTGAGAGAACTTCAAGCCATCTACGACTACGTGAGAGACGTTCCTGATCTCTGGGGCGAGTACATCCGTGACCATGCACGAACAGGGCTGCACGGATGAGCCGCATACAGATTTCCCCCTGCCCGGTATGTCAGAAGAGGCTGCGTTCACCACATCCTAATGCCCCGTTTTGCACGTTGCGTTGCGCTGGAGATTGGGCGGTAATCTCAGGGTGGGCTGAACTCGCACGGGCACGGGCGGCGCTGGAGGAGATGGTCACGCTTCTCCAGCGGTCTATCCGCTCGAACGGAGTGGGCAGGGGCAGCTATCTTGTTTCTAAGTGGAATGGGCAAGAAGCAATCTACAAGGCCCGCACCGCACTCGGGAAGGTGTCCGATGTATAACTGCGGGACCGACCAGTTGAGGACGTTGTTGTTGGCGATAGTGCTCGTCGTGGCCATTACTGTAATTGCCCTTTGTACTGTGGCTGCGTATGACGCTTTTGCCACCGGTCCCTGTTCGCCAACTACCGTCGCTCTCGACGCCGACGAGCGACAGTTCCTCGTTCTCTTGAACCAATACCGGGTGGCGAACAGCGCTGGTCCGCTCAGCGTGTCACCAGGCCTCACGCGAGCGGCAGCGTGGATGGCCGAGGACCTAACGGCGCACAACTATTTCAGCCACATCGACACGCTCGGGAGGCTCCCGTGGGACCGGGTGCTCGGCTGCGGATACCCGTCACAAAGTGTCGGCGAGAACATCGCGGGCGGTACCGCTTCCGCCGCTGGTGTGTTAGCTCAGTGGAAATCCTCACCGGGACACAACGCCAACATGCTCAATCCCAACTGGCGCGTGATCGGTATCGCGCGCGTGCCCGGCGGCGTGTATGGAGGATGGACCTGGGTTATCGACCTGGGTATCGTCAACGATGGCGAGGCGTTGCCATCTTCCTCCACCCCGCCTTCGACGGCAACACCCCGCCTCACACCGACGCCCGTCATCCACCGGCTGTTTGCGCCTGGACTTGCGAGGGACCGATGACGATGGAACCCGCCCTGTTTGTCTGCATCATTTGTCGCCGAAAGTGGCCCACACCATTGGACGCGTGTCCGTACTGCGAAGCCACGCGAGGCGTGGAGGACCCGATCAAGGGTACGGGCGACTGGCGACACTACTGCGATAAGATGCTGGGCCATCCAATCATCACGCCCCACCTCGCACCGTGCATTCTCTGTGGCAAGCGTCAGGACGACCCGACGCTCATTACGAGGTTCGAGACACGATGAAACGCTGGAAGATCGTATATGCCTTGCCCGGCTTCGGCGCGGATGAATACCACTGCTGGCCGCTGATGCCAACCCTCTTCTTCGATTACGAGATGGACGCGATCAGGGTGGTTGCGCTGATGGAAAGCATCTTCGCCGGAAAGTGGGAGTTCCACGTCGTCAAAGAAGAGCAGTCGATGGTGGTAGGGCGGGCTCGATGACCCGCCTGTATGACTCCATGTTCAGTTGGGACCAGGCGTCCGTAACCGCGAATGGCGACCGCGCACACGCGCGCCCTCGTCACGTCACGTGGGACCGGGCCGGGAACGACGGTCCGTACCGGGTTGCGTGGTTTACGGATGGCCGAGGGTTGGGGAAGTCCGGCATCCCGCTACAAGTCAAGTGGCTGCTGGAACCGCGCAACCTCCATCCTGAGAATTTCACGTCAGCCGCGCTCGAATATTTCGACGTCATCTACACCCACGATCCAGATATCCTCGGCGACAGCCGTGCCCGCGCGTACCCGCTCGGAGGGACGCGCATTCACGAGTCTGACTGGGGCGGGAACGTGACCGGGTTCGATGCTCCTATCTCAATCATGGCATCGCCGAAGCGTGGTCTTCCTGGGCACGCCCTGCGGCATGACCTCATCGCACGTTGCGCCACACGTCCCTGGCTCACGGCGTACGGTCCTGAGTACACGCCCTCGTCGAAGCACGCCATGCTTGCCACGTCGCTGTTCCACGTTGCTATCGAGGCGGTTCGTTCCCCGTTGTTCTTCACGGAACACTTGATTGATCCCATGCTCATGCTGAACGTCCCGATTTACTGGGGCGCGGACCGGAGCGTGCTTGAATCCTATGGCTTCGACCCCAGCGGAATCATCTTTGTGCCGGACATCGCTGAGCTCGAGGAGGTTATCGACGATCTCTCGAACGAGCGCAACCGGCGTGACTTCTACGTTCGCAACCGCGACGCCGTGAGGCATAACTTTCATATAGCGCACGCCTACACCTGCACCGAGGACTGGTTGTGGCGTCGGGACTCGAGCCTGTTCGATGACTAAGATTCGCGAGGCCCTCTGGAGGTTGCGGCATTGGGGTTATGTTCATCGTTTCGATGAGGGAAATCCTAATCCCTATCGTTGCCCGTGCTGTCAAAAAGCCATTGTCTTGAGTGAAGAACATAATACCCATTGGTTCTCGTTGGGGTCCGGGTACGCGATCTGTTCTACCCATCCCGATAGCTTCCCATTCCCTGTACGACGGTGGGAGCACAGTGGGAACTTTGTAGAAACCGTGCCGCTTTCGTCCTGGACTCCTGAAGCTAAGTCAAGCTGGGCAGCAAACACGAGCAAGAGTATCCTTATTATTTGCGGGGTCCCATACCCTCGTTGGGCCATGAGGTTGGATAGGTGTCGTGACCATCTACGTTGACGAGGCGGTCAACCCCTGGCGCGGGCACATGTGGGCACACCTTGTCTCGGACGAATCGATCGAGGAGCTCCAGCGGTTCGGGGATAGCATTGGGCTCAAGCGCCACTGGCTTCAAACCAACCACTACAACATCACGGCCCGCAAGCGTAACTGGGCGATCAAGCTCGGTGCGGTTCCCTTGCCCCGGCGCGACCTTGCCCACCTCGTATTTGAGAAGTATCGTCGATTGACTTGACAGTTACGCCTCCAGCACTTATGCTGATATCGAAGGAGGTAAGGACATGGATATGAGCTTCAAGTGTATGGAGTGCGGACGGAAGTTCAAGACGGCCCGCGCTGCCGAGAAGGCTGCATGGGACGGGTGCCCTGGGTGCGGCGGAGCGGACATCAACATGGACCCGGACCCGACTCCAAGCACAGTTCCTGGCTGGGCAGAGCCTGGAGCATTTTCGATGACGAAACCGAAGGGGGCCTGACGTGAAGACCAACGGCTACGTCCGAGGTAAGAACGTCCAGGTACACCTCTTCTCGCTCGAGTGCGGGCGTTGCGGCTCGAGCCTGACATCCGAGCGACAGGGGTCATACGACCTGAGTCTCGGTGACGATTTCACACTCGACGGCAAAGGTGATTACCAGCGCGCGTGCGAGTACTGCGGTGCCCGCGTCAGTGTGCCTCATGCCCTGATGCCATTCTTAGTCTGAAGGAGGATCCAATGAACGCGCCAACAATCTGTTCTGGTACAGGTGCCCCGCCCGCTCGTCTCGTGCCTGTCGTCTTCACTTTCAAGAAGCAGCGTACCTATGGGCACAATGGGATCTGTCCCGTATGCGGAGCCGAGTGCAACATCATCGCTTATGGGTCTGGGCCGCGCATTCTTGGGCATGAGGCGCAGTCATGACCGCCCCGACCAAACCCCACACCTGCGACTGGACGATGCCCGACGGCCATCCGTGCGGTGCTCCTGTTGTACAGGGGAGAGTCCTTCCCCAAGGTCAACTGATGTACTGCTCGTTTCACTGGCGGGTACGGGAAAGGCCGAACACGCGATGACCCTCGACGGCAAGCAGGAAACGAACATACCCAACCGCTACGACACGCAACCGGAGGCGAGTGCTGCCCTTGCGGAGGGTGCCCATTGCCGTTGCGGGGGCACGCTCAAGCTTCACCAGATCAGCGGTGCGTACTGGCTGCTGTGCATGAAGCATCCTGCACATCGGGGCGTACGTGTGCCTACCGCGTGGCAATGCCCGATCTGTCACACTACCCATCCCTCGTTTGTGCCATTCCCTGATGGCACGATTGAGGACGACGCCGTGCGGCTGCGGCTCATGGACTACTACCACCTGGCGGATACGTCCTGCCCGCGTTGTGGTATCCCACCGTCTACCTCTCCGCTTGCCCACGGAGGATTCCCTGGAGTCCCGCAGTCCATCTTCGATCATCTAGACTGACTTGACATTCTCAGTATCGCCCTGATATGGTGACCACGAACGCGCCGGTGCGCGCACCACGAAGGAGGACTCAGTGACAGTCTCAACTACAATCAGTCCGAGGGAGTACGGTTTCGTGCGAAGCGACCCCGCTGCTGTCAGGATCTGTACTCGGTGCGGCTCCGGCTACGAATGGCGGAAGTCAACCTCCGGCCTCAAGATGACATACTGCGGCGTCTTCTGCGAAATCGGCGAGCTGGGCTTCTGCCTTGAGGCGCTGGAACGGGGAACGCCGTCAATTATCGCCCTGGCCGCGAAGGTGGCCGAGGCGGTGCCCGCATGACCACCGAAGACCGTCCCGGCGCTGGGCGTCCCGGCGTACCATTCACCTTCATGCCCGCTCGACGTGACCGGATCGTCGAGCTTGCCCATCCGAACAACCATAGCCGCGCCGAACTCATAAACTACCTCGGCGGCGTTGATTCGACACAGCCTGCGGGCTATACGCCACCGACGCGCGAGGATCTCATCGCCGCCGTCCGTTTACTCGGGCGGAAAATACATCAGCGGGACCTTGTGCTCCAAACGATCCGCTCGTCGACGGAACAGTTCGCCCGCATGGTGGACGCGGAAACGGGGTCGCGGTCATGAACGACTGGCCGATCTACATCTTGTGTGTCCTCTTCATGGGCTACGTCGGCTGGCACGTCCTCGTGGACATGGTGCTCTGATGAGCTGGACCGCCATGCCCGCCGACGGATGGGCTGATACCCTTGAGCGCGACCTTTGGTTCGACGCCAACTGTCCGCACGGTTGCGCACTATATGTGATGGCACTCGAGGTGGCTATCTCAATGGCTGAGGGGAAATCATGATCGGACCGGGGGAGTACATCGAGTACGAGCGAACGTGGGAAACCCTCGCCGGGGATCGGTATGGCGTCATCAAGTTCCGCAACCGCAAGCGGTACATGCTCCACCGCTCCGTACCCGGACGTTTGTACGTGCTCGCTTACTTCAAGGACATGGCGCGAGCGATGGAGTTCATCGAAATCATGGAGCGGTTAGTGAACGTTCCGTTGCCGGTGGCGACGGGAGGGAACGATGTCTCTCCGGTGCGCGAGCCAGGATTTCGTAGCATGAGGGCCTCGTTCGAGTGCCCGTGGTGCAAAGAACCGACGTTCGGACCGGAGGGACTGCTGTGCGTGCGGTGCTACAAGCTCTATAAGAATCCAGCCGAATTGACTTGACACTTAGCTCTAGACCCTTTACGATCGTGGTGAAGGAGGTCAAGAATGACTACGGGAACCACGACCAGCTCCATCGACGGTGCGCGCGAGCTCTTCGCCCTCGCCGCCAAGCAGCCCGGATTCAAGTTCGACAACAGTCACGTCACGGATATCCCCGGATTCGCCGAACTAGCCGACCGCTGGCTGCAGACAACCAAGAGCACCTTCGCCTTCGTGATCGACGTGCAGCGGGCGGTAGCCCGCTACGGCTCGATGACCGACAGCCAGGCGCGCGGAATCCTGAACGTGATGCTCGCCGAAGCACGGCGGGCAACCGAACGGCCCTACGAGCCCATCGACCTGAGCGCAATCAACGCCTTCTTCTACCGGGTGAACCCGAAGCTGAAATGGCCGAAGGTGAGCCTGGCCCTGCCCGACGGGACGCCAGTGACCATCCGCCCGAAGACCTCGGGGATGCACGCGGGCGCGGTTGAAATCACTGGGGCCGAAGAATGGAACGAGCGCTTCGGACGGTTTGCCCCTCACTGGTACGGGCGCATCGAAACCGACGGGACCGTGACCTACGGTAAGGGCTGGAACACCATCGAGGCGCTGGCCAAGGCCTTCGCTGAGGACCCCGCCAAGACCGCCAGCGAGTATGGGCGGCTTACCGGCAACTGCTGCTTTTGCCGCTTGCCCCTGAGCGACCCGAGGTCAACCGAACAAGGATATGGCGAAATCTGTGCCTCGAACTGGAATCTGCCGTGGGGCAAGAAAGCGGCCTGACGCAATGGCGGGGGAGCGGACCCGCCCCATTCCTCTGAAAGGAGCTTCCCATGAAGCAGGAAATCGTCAATCCCGAGAACCTCATCGAAGTCCCGAAGCCCCAGCGTAAACACTACCACGTCATCAGCGGGATGCGTGGCTACATGCCCGACCGCAACGAGGTTAGCCTTACCCGGCGCGAGGCGGAGCAGGACGCGCGTATCTTTGCAGAGGAGATTCGCGACGACGAGAACGTTGAGTCTCGCTGCGTGCGCGGTTCGGCGTCAGCGGGCTGGTACGCTATCACGGACCGGCGCGCGGGCGTCGAGTACATCGAAATCACGTCCTGTACCATGCCCGATTGCCTGGAGGACACGCCGTGAAGAAGTATGTCCTGTACTCCCACGGCCTTGCTGGGCGAGCGGTGAAAGCCAGCGGCAACGGGACCGGCTACGTTCAGTCGTATGACCCGGACGCTAACGGCGGGCGGGGGTCCGTCGTGTTCACGGTCCACGCTTACGAGGCGCAGATTTTTGACACATCCGGGGAGGCGCTCCTCGCTTGGCAGCGCATTCCAGAAGTCCGTAAGACGCGCGAGGACGGGAAGCCTAACAGGCCTCTGACAGCGTTCCACATAGAGATCCGTCCCGTTGAGGAAAAAGACCCTCGGCCATGACTCTTACTTGGACATAGCCACCCGCCTACAACAGGTTCCCGGTGCGCGCAGAAATTGACGTGCTACACCGGATTTCGTGTTATCGTACCCTCGATCATGCCTTCAGAACTCGGTAACGGCGTCGAGAAGTCCTTCGACGCATCTGTTCTCAAACATACCATCCAGCAAGCGCCCACCGGCCAGGGAGCGTTCTACAACGAAGCTGCGACGGCGCTTTTCTTCGTGGCCCAAGCCGCTGATGAGATCACGGCTTGGGGTACAGCAGTCAAACTTCGCGACCAGCAGCTACGCGAGTTCATTACGGCGGAGCCCCTGTTCGCCTCCGCCCTCGGGATCGTCTGTTCCCGCAACGCGGCCTTCTCGTGGACAATTGAGGGACCGCCCCGCGCAACCGCCAGGATGCAGCGCGTTCTCGCCTCGGCCAACTTCGGGCGCGGTTGGGCAGACCTCATGGCGAAGGTCAGCGTTGATTTGTATACCCAAGATGCAGGTGCATTCGTCGAGGTGATCCGCGACGGCGATTCGGAGTCCGCTGCGGTTATCGGCCTCGCTCACCTCGACTCTCTGAGATGTTACCACACTGGCCTTCCCGAGACGCCGGTCGTGTACCTCGACCGCAATGGTGCCTACCACTACCTCAAGTGGTTCCAGGTGCTGACACTTGCTGAAATGCCCGCCACGTACGAGGGCTTGCCAGGTATTCAGTATTGTGCTTTGACGCGGATGCTGCGCGCCGTGCGTATCCTCCGGGACGTTTCTATCTATCTGTCCGAAAAGATCGGAGGAAGGAACGCGCGCGCGGTGACGCTGGTCAAAGGCGTTACCCCTGCTCAGATTGAGGAGGCCTGGGGGCAGGCGCGCGCGAAGCACGACTCGGCGGGATTCCTCCGGTTCAGCCAACCAATCATGATCGGCGCGGTTGACCCGAAGTCGGACCTCGGCTTCGAGACGCTCGAGCTCGCGTCCTTGCCGGACGGGTTCGACCTTGACCTCACGTTCAAGCAGTACGTCGCGCAGATTGCGATGGCGTTCACGTCCGACTACCAGGAGTTCGCTCCGTTGCCGGGCGGCAACCTCGGTACGTCCAGCCAGTCCGAGATTCTCCACCTCAAGACGCGGGGCAAAGGTCCGGGCCTGTTCATGAAACTTATCGAGCAGGCGATTAACTGGACCGTGTTCTCGGATGACATGGAGTTCAAGTTCGACGAGGCGGACCCCGAGGCCGACCTCTCGCTGATCAACGTGTCGAAGCTGCGCGCCGACGAGCGCGCCGTGCGCATCCAGTCAGGGGAACTGACGCCCGAGGCCGCGCGTCAGATGGCTCACGAGGCTGGAGACCTTTCCACGGAGCTTCTCGAGATGATGAAGGCGCAGGACGTGGTGTCTGGTCTCACGGTTACGGATACCAACCCGGCGGATACGGACGAGGTTCTTGACGAGACAACCGCGCCCGATACGCCCGGCGCGGGTGGCGTGACCGCGACGCCATCAGCACCCAACTCCAACAAACCCGCAACCTTCGGGGCACCCAACACGAAAGAGAAGGACGCTCCGCTGCCTGTTGGCGACAAGCGGCTGCTCGTCGAGGACGAGGTTCAGGCGGCGATCGAGCAGGCTTTCGAGGAGGCGTATGCCCGGCTGACGGGCGGCGTGGCGTGATGGCATTCGCGTATGGTATCACGGAAAAGCGCACCTGGATCCGCGACGCTGAGGGCCAGTTCGCGGCAACGGGTGGGGCTGCGTCGGGTGGCGGCATTAGTTCCGGCAACCAGACGGGTATGACGGATGCCGACCTGAAGGCGTACTATCGTCCCGGCAAGGCGGGTGACGTGATTTACCCCGCCCAAGCCGTGTTCCATGTTGACGGCAAGATCACGCGCCCAGCGAAGGTCCTGCGCACCGACGGCAAGCAGACAGCGGATATCGAGGTCATCCACCGCTCCGGTGCCCGGACGCCGCAGACGGTCCCGTTCTCGTCGATCCTCGTGCCTCGCTCCTCCACTTCCTCCGCACGGACCTGGTACGTGACGACGGGTACGATGGGTGGGCCGCTGACGGCGAAAGCCCTCGATGAAAAGGTTATTTACGTTCGCGATGCTGAGGGTCAGTTTGCATCGACGGGCGGAGGTGGAGGAAGCAGTACGCCAATCCCGCCTGCCAAGCGCATGATGGGGCAGGACGTTGAGCGTGCCGATTCGGTCGTCGGCAAGGATGACATGCAGTACGACCTGTATCGCGTGCAAGGCGGTCAAGGTGGCATGGTTCGTGTGACCGATATTGACTCGGGGGAGCATACCGATATCCGTAAATACCCCGAGTTTGCGAGGGCACAGGCTGCATATAACGCAGCCATACAGGTGGCGACGAAGGCCAGGACCTACTTCCCTGACGCGCCGGGTACAGACTACGCCCGCGACGCTGGCTTCGCCGTGCCCGAGCGCAAACCGCTGGACGTTGAGCTGTTCCTTGCTGCGCTCGAGGCCGAGGTCGAGAAACAGACTTACGTCCGCGATGCTGAAGGTCAGTTTGCGTCAACAGGTGGAGGCGGAGGCGGAGGTAGTGCAAAAGGCTTCACGGCCAGCGTAGGATCTACGGCGGCTGACAACGCACTGGATCGCGAGGAAGCGCGGATGATGGCGTTGAAGAAGGAGCGGGTAGTCATCGTTAACCCGCGTACAGGGGGCGAGGTAGATCGTCGTGAGGGAAGCGCACACGTCGCTGGATACAATCGCAGCGACGTTAAAGACAATGTTATGCTCCACAACCATCCGAACGAAGGCTCCTTCTCTTCGCTAGATGTTTCTAATGCTATTGGCGCGGGAGCGGCAGAAACGCGGATTGTCACTCCAAGCGGACGCGTAGAACGATTGACGTTTTCGCCGTCCGCTCGTCAAAGTCGTGCCCTCTCGGATTCGGCCTCGGCACAGAATCCCTCGAGCGGCGGCTTCCGTGGATGGGGGCAATGGGCAACGACGCAGGAGGGCGTTACTTATTCATCTGGGCAGCATCGCGGCATAACCAAGACGCTGGAAAAGGCCCACGCACACGGCAACGACCGCTCGCCTGAGGTACACGCGGCGCAACAGCGTATTCATGATGCCCTTGCTCGGGGTGAGATCAAGAAACCAGACGGCTGCTCCCGGTGTGCCACAAAGGGGCCAGTCGAGGCTGCGCACAACAGTTACGGCGAGCGCCTCGACTTCAAGTGGCTGTGCCCGTCCTGCCACCATGAGGCGGACCACGCAAGCCCAAAGTCCACAAAGGTATACGACTACAGCCTGTACGGATATGCCGAGAAGCATCCAGGGCATCCCGATCAGAAGGTTCATGGTGGGGCAGGGCGCGGCTCGGCTTCTGCTGCCAACCCTATTTATGCGGCAGCGATAGCGAACGAACCCGCGATCACGGCTGACATGAAAGGCTTCGCTTCCGCATCCGGCGGTAATTTGGTTGGGCTCGATAACGCGGTCAAAGGCCGAGGATCATTAGAGCGCAAAATCCACGACGACTCCGTTTCCAAGCACATACCTTTGGCGGCCTCTAGCTCCCAAATAAGCGACGCCGTTCGCTACACGGCGGCATTCTCGCCCGGCAAGCTCGCGGCTGGTGCGAACAGGATGCGAACCGACATGAAAGAGAAGGGGTACACAGAGAAGAAGCTCAAAAACTTCTGGAAAACGCCGCCCTCTGACGGTTCCTATCACGGTATCAACTCGCAATGGATTCATCCTGGCACGGGCCAAAAGCTAGAGCTTCAGTTCCATACGCCGGAGTCGCTCAGAATAGAAAAACGCAATCATCCTCACTATGAACGATTCCGCGCGGTGGGCGCATCGGCAAAGGTCAAGCGCGAAGCACGCGTGGCGATGAAAAAGAACTGGGTCGGGCACACGGTACCGGCTAACATCGGATCGGTATCCTGATGAATGACTTGACGGTTAGCCCTACACGAGGTTACGATGAGCGTGAAGGAGGTGTGTCATGACAGTGACCACCGGGGCCGACGGCCTACTCACGGGTACATCCTACTGGGTCATGAAGGACTGGGATGGCAACGTTACTCTCGTTGCCAAGATGGACGAGGACGCCGGTGACATCTCGTACTGGGATCGCGTCTACAAGAAATGGATCGTGGACAACAACATGATTCGGTACCTTGCCACCGGCGAATTCGACGATCAAGTTGACAAGGCCACGGCTGACGCCATTATCGCCACGCTGTCTGATACCGAGGGATAACTCATGCCAGCAGTTGCGGATCGACTCGAGGTGCTCACGGCCCGCGCTGGTAAGAAGGCCAAAGCTCTTGGTACTCCCCTTCGCCTCGAAGCCCTGACTGACGAGGCCCATCCCTACTGGGAATGGTATCGGCGACACCTTGCCGAAACAGCCCGGCCTCTGTTCGTGACCCTGTTCCTTGCGGGTGCGCGGGCGGGCGTTGACATGCCGATGGTCAAGGCGAAGATTCGCGAGAAGCACCTCGCCGGTCAGCATGATCAACAGCGTCACGGTCACGGCGGTCCAGACCTTTCCGCAGCCGACCGCGAGGGTGCAGATGACATCAAAGGCTATCTGACCACTGTCTCGGGAATTGCCACCGCTCCCGCTGGGTACGTCCATTCCTCGGCGCTCATCCTCGAGCACGGCAAGGCATACCCAACCGACGCCGACACGTACGCGGGCAAACGGGGCACACCCAAGCAGTGCTACGCGAACGCCGGACGGATGGCAACGCGCGACTCCTCCCTGACTTACGTCGAGGGCTACACGACCGTTCACGGCGTTCCCATCGAGCACGCGTGGGTGGTGAACAAGAAGGGCACGGTCATCGACCCAACGCTCAAGAACGGCGACAACATCAGGGGATACTTCGGCGTCCCGTTCACGACCGAGTACCTGAACAAGACGATCGCGCGCAAGGGCACCTGGGGCCTGATTGACGGGATGACGAATCGCGACCTCTTCAAGAAGGACCTGCCGAACGGGGTTGTTCACAAGGCGCTTGAGGAGAAACACCTGCCTGGTAAGCATGACCAGCATACTCATGGGCGCAAGTCAATCAATTGGGACCAAAACCCTCTGTCGTTTGCCGCCTACCGTGACGCGCCTAACCTGAGTGCTCAGATGACGGACGTTGCTGGAGCAAACGCCATACGGAAGCAGTTTGCCAAACAAGGACGCCTCAACCCGGACGGGCGTACGGTGTCCGTGTACCACGTGACTGACAGCGACAACGTTGAATCAATCACATCTCATGGGCTCATTCCTAGCGCAAAAGTGGCACCCGGACAGCCGTTCGCGGCTCGGCACTCGAGCTACGCTACGTACTTCCACGGCAGCGAAGAGGGCGCGCTTGCGGACCTTGAGCGCGCGAATGAGGATATGCCGGGTGCGTTTGCCCTTATCAAGGCGAATATTCCGATTACGCCGAAGGCCCTGTTGCGGATCATCCCCGACGAGGACCTCGGCATGAAGATAACTGAGGGTCTGTCAGCGTTGCTCGAGGGGGATGCCGTTGCCATCATCGGCGGTGTCCCGGCGGCAAGCGTGTCTCGTTACATACCCAAGGGAAAGACACTCGAGGAAAAGCATCTACCTGGTAAGCACGATCAACAGTCGCATGGTCGCGGGGGTGGCGGGCGTTCGTTCACTCCAGGGCTCCAAGACCGTACGCTGGAGATACAGGAGGCGATTGTGCCCGAGTTCAAGCCGTGGGCTGATTCCCTGAATCGCGACGAGCAGAATATGGTCATCGGGTACACGGAGGCTTCCTCTCCATTGAATGAATACCTACGCAACGGTAAGGAGCCCTCAGCAGCCGACGCGAAGGAGATCCTGGATTACGGCTACACCGGGCACCTTCCCACGGACGCAGCGAACCTCGACTCAGCCCTGCGCAAGGCGTCCATGCCCGAAACCACAATCACGTATCGGGGCATACGCGCCGGGCGCGACTATAGCGAAGGTGACACGTTCGTCGACAAGGGCTTTGCGTCTACGTCGCTGAACCTCCACGTTGCATCGATCTTCGCCGACCAGAAATCGGTCGTTCACAACGAAGAGATCACAACGGCGTTTATGGTTGCACGGGTCAAGGTTCCGAAGGGAGCACACGCGGCAGCAGTCAATTCTGTCTACGGCGTACGACGGAACGAGGCCGAGATTTTGCTCTCTCGCAACAGCCGCTACCGGGTGACGAAGATCCACCCACCGGAAACCATCACGATCAAACGCCCTGCGTCTGATGCGCGGTTCAACCTTCCCGACGTGGTATTGAATGTCCTCCACGTTGATATGGACCTCCTGCCATGACGACGTCCGACTTGCGCCGTGACCACTTCGCCTGGGCACCGGATGACATCGAGTTCAAGGTCGAGAAGGCCGAGAGCCCCATCAGCGGTGAGGACCTGACAACGGCAGCCCGCCAAGCCATCGACGGTTTCATGCCGACGTGGGTTGACGCCATTGGGAAGACGACTTACGAAGAAGTGAAGCGGATCGTCGCAGACGCGCGCCTGACCGGAGCAACGATTGACCAAACCTGGGCCAAGATGGGACGGCTGTTCAGCCCGGATCGGGCGAAGTTGATCGCGGTGACCGAGTGCCTACCGCCGGAAACGCTTGTTGACAGAGCTGTGATACGGGCAGCTTTTCGACGGCGGTACGAGGGTCCAATGGTCGAGGTCGTCACCAAGGGCGGTCGCAGGTTCTCCGCAACCCCTAATCACCCGATGCTGACAAGGCGCGGTTGGGTTGCTGCGGGCGAGGTTGAGGAAGGTGATGATGTCGTCTGTGATGCTCGGCAACAGCGTTCGGGTGGAACGAGCGACCCAGATGTACAAGCACCACCAACCGCGATTGCTGAGGTATTCGATTCGATCGCGGCAGTAGGTCTCGCCGAACGGGTGCGTAGCACTAACCCAGATTTCCACGGCGACGGGTGCAACAGCCAGGTCGATGTTCTTTCGCCCAGCAGGCCATTGCTTATCGGGGACTTCGCCCCGCTCTACAAGCCAACCGTAGACCTGTTCCTCGCCCCATCCGATGTGGTTCGGGCGGCTGTTTGCGATCGCTGCGGCATGCTTCTCAGTATCACGAAGCAGGAGTGCTTCTGCGGGAGTACGTGGAGTGATCCCACAGGACAGCAACCGGCTGTCGACCAGTGCGCGGCTAACGTTCAGAGAGTCCGAGATGAAGGTGACGGCTTCACCAGCATTGTACCGACGGAGGATTTCATCCGTGCTGATGTCGTGTCTGAACCGGGGCTCGCGCTCGCCTGTTACGAGAAGACGAGCAGCACTCCCACTTCGGATGACACCCTCACGCCGAAGTGTGTCGGCAACCCAGTCAAGTCCAAATCCGGTTTCGGCGGCGACCTGGGGAGCGCTCATGCCGCTTTGGTAGAGAGCGGTTATGCGAGCAATATCGGCGTTGCGTCGAGGGTGCAGCAGTTGTGCGGTCTCGCTCTTGCTTCTGAGTGCAACCTTGTTGCACCGCAAGGTGTATATGACCCAACTCTCGCAGGCACCCAGATGAGCAGCGATTCGCTTGGCTGTCCACCCGCCCAGGTAGAGCTTGACAGCGTTATCTCGGTCAGCCTGCGAACGTACTCGGGGCATGTTTACAACCTCTCGACACCTTATGGTTACTTCACCATAGCCGGGGGCATCTTTACGGGCAACACCACACGGCTCTTCGGGATGGGCGCGCAAGCCGTCTACGAGAAGATGGAGATCGAGGAGTGGTCCTGGCAGACGGTCAAAGACCCGTGGGTGTGTACCACCTGCGAGGGCCGCAACGGGCGCAAGTATCCGATGGAGCATCAATTCGAGCCCGCCCACCCCCGCTGTAGATGCTTTGCACGCCCTGTTGCCATCCCCGACGGAGAATCAGTATGACAGCACCTGCTCAGTCGATCGTCTGCCCCCGGTGTACGCGCGCCGTCCTTCGCGATCACGACGAGTTCTTTTGTCTCGTCCACGGGACGGTCAGCGTTCCGCATCGTGCGTGGGACGTTGCCGCCGGGACGAACCGAACTCAGATGGCGTCTCCCGTCTGGCTTCCGCACGAGCGCAAGGCGTGGGAACAGGACGTTTGACTTGACGGTTACTTACCGTTGCCGTATTGTCAACGGTGAAGGAGGATCCAAGATATGGATCCGAAATACCCGGAGATCAAGGTCAAGTTGAGCAACACGGACGGTAACGCGTTCAGCATCATGGGCAAGGTCAGCGTGGCTCTGCACGCGGCAGGTGTGCCCAAGGAAGAGCGGGACACGTTCTTTGCTGAGGCCACGAAAGGCGATTACGACAACGTGCTGTCCACCGCAATGCGCTGGGTTGATGTGTTTTGAAAGCTGTTGCTGCTGACAGTCCCATCCTCGCCGACACACCGCACGCCCGGTTGCTCGTCGAGTACCTCAAGACGGGCGGCTTCATGGAGTGGCAGACAGAGCACATCATTGAGGCCATCATCGTCCTGCGGAAATCAACGAACCAAGAGCAACGGCTCGAGGCGATGTACAAGATCGTTCGGGCGGCTAACGATCTGGCCAAGGTGTACACTACGGCCATCACGCGACTCGAGGCGAGCTGATGGCTCCCCGACTGACTGCCATCGTACCGCGCACGTCGCCGCTCCCCCGCAATCCGCAGAAGGGCATCGACAAGTCGCTCGCCGTGTTCGCGGCCAAAGCGCAGGAGCTCCTTCAGGAGTACCCCGCGTGGCGTCCGTGGAAGTACCCGCCCAAGACTGGCCCTCATGCGGGCGGACGGCGCACGGGCGACTACGGGCGTGGCTGGGGGCCGTCGGCTTCTGTCACCAAGACGTCATCCTCGATCACGATCACAAACAAGGTCAGGTACGCCGAGTACGTCGGCGGCAAAGGCCAGGCCCGCGCGCTCGGGGCTCGAGGGTGGACAACAATCACTGAAGCGGGCAAGAAGGCAGCGGCGGCTGTCAAAAACGCCAACATCAAGTGGGCTGACTGACTTGACAGTTAGCGCGGGATCGTTTACGATGGATTCGAAGGAGGTCAGTTACATGGCCAAGGATCGGATCGTAGACAAGAAGCGTTGTCCAACCTGCGGGGCTTGGATCGAATTGCCATTCTCCCGGCAGCGAGCATTCTTCGAGAAGCACATCAAGACGGAACACCCGGAGGCGTGGGCACGCCAGCAGGTAACGCGGAACGAGTTGCTAGGCGCGGAGGTGTATGCGTGAGCGACCGACTGCCTTGCGGTATCTGCGGTTTCAACAAACTCGGCTTCTGGTGCATGGGCTGTAGCCGCTGGTCCTGCTGGGGCTGCCGTCGCGGTACGTCTCGGTGGGAACCTACCCGACACTGGTGCTTCGATTGTGCGACGCACGCCGACAACCCGAGGTTGACAGCGTGAGCGTGCGGGACACCCAACGGCAGAAGCTCTACAACTGGGAGAGTGGGTTGCCTGACTCGGACGAACTCTCTCTCGACGAGTGCGAGACCCTCGCCCACGCCGCCTATGACGTGTACGGGGTTGTCTCCAAGCCCCGGATCAAGGATGGGCGCGGGACTACCTGGGCGCGCGGTTCCATGTCAACGATTAACCTGCCAAAGTGGGCACGGACCAAGCGGACTGTTCTGCACGAGTCCGCCCACGGGATCGTGCAGCGCACTGTTCGCAGCGACGTTGCCGTGCACGGTGCAGAGTTTGTCGCCATCTACATCGAGCTCCTGGAACGGTTCAAAATTGGGCATGGTCCAGACTTGCGGCGGTCCGCACGCGCGGTCCATCTCAAGGTTGCACTCGACGCGGCCTGCAAACCTCCAGCGCCGCGAGCACTGAAAACATACCAGGCCGCGCTCGCGCGGGAGCGTGCTGCGAAGCGGGAATGGAAAGCGGCCAGCGCTGCTCTGGCCGAAGCACGGAACGGGCTTGGACGATGAGCACCCAACGCGTTGTCGTCTGCGACATGTGCAACATCAAGACGGGGCGTCCATTCCCGATGGCCGAGTACGGCGGGACTCGGCTGGCACGCGCAGCTCTGCGTGAACAGGGATGGAAATTCTACCGGGACAGCGCGCGGTCCACCCTCGCGGTGTGCAACGACTGCCAGACGCCAGCGGGACCAGACCCAAGGCTCTTGGAGGTGTTCGAGTGACGAACGCCGAAGCTAACCGTCAAGCCAAGTTGATTGCCGCCGGATGGCTTCGGGGAACGTACGACGGTGGAGCCGAGAGTATGGAGTACGACGAAGACGGCAGACCGTACACCCTCTCCGATGTAGACAAAATCGCGTGTGCGATGGAACGGCTGATTCTTCGTTTGGAAAGGGAGGCTGGACTTAACCAAGTTTGAAAGATCGCGGCGGCGTGGCGGGACACGCGGGCACAATTCACGGGTGGAAACCTTCAGCGACAAGTACCCGTTGGAAACGGCATGACCTGGTTCGACTCCAGGCCGCGATCTGACCGTACAGGTGGGGGCGAGGGGGCATCTTGACCTCCTTCAATGTCCGATTTAACCCTCGCTCTCGCCTGTACGTTCAATCACACGGAGGCAATCATGCAACCCAGACCCTTACCCGTTGACACCAACCATCCGTTCTACCCGATCGTGCCTGGTGGCGTGGGCTACGGCGACGCCATCGACCGCTGTTTCACTTGCAACGAAACGCTGGCGAACCACGAGAGAGAGGGCAAGGATCTCGTGCGCCTGTACACCGAGCCGAAGCGCGGGATGTCTTCGCGCATATAACTTGACCGGCTGACCTCTTCCGCGTCACGCTACGGGGTGTGACTGACTACGCCGAGAAAGCAGCAAACCACACGGGCGTAATGGTCGCCCTCTATCCGAGCCCGGACGACGCGAAGCACCTCGCGCTCGATCCGGGCTCTTTGTTTCCCGAAATAGAACCGGCGGAACAACTGCACGTCACCCTCGGGTACTATGGCAAAGCGGACGAGCTGTCCCCCGGTGACATAGATACGCTGCGCGCAGCGTGCAAAGTGACGACTGAGAATGTCAGCCCTCCGATGGTCGCAGTCGGGGGTGACACGCGGTTCTCATCCCCTCCGGGCGAACCCGATCCCTACGTCCTCCAGATGGACTCCCCAGTGCTGCATCGCATCCACGAGATTCTCTGTAGCTATGGCGGGCCATCGCCACGGCAGGATCACGGCTACATGCCTCACATGACCCTGGCCTATTTGCCCAAAGACATGCCGCTCACGATCAAGTCGCGCGAGCGAGAGACCATCACCTTCGACGGATTGACCCTTGTGGTTGCTGACGTTCGTACTGAGTTCCCGTTCGCTTCACGTGAGGAAACAACCGCGCCGGGTCCGATGGCTCCTGAAGTGGCAGTCATGCGCACCAAACTTGACGGGGCTGCGGAAGTTGCCGATCGTAACAGTGTTCCCGACCGAGCAGTCCCACGCACGGAAGAGGACATGGAAGATCTCCACGAGAAGGCTGTCTGGGCGACGGCGGTTGTAAACGACCTGCCTGACTCCGCTTTCCTGTTCATTCAGGACGGCGGTACGAAGGATCAGGACGGGAAAACAACGCCTCGATCCAACCGCCATTTTCCGGTCCGAGATGCCGACGGCAAGGTCGACCTGCCCCATCTGCGGAATGCGCTTGCACGTATCCCGCAGTCAACCGCCCCTGGCGTAGACGTCGAAGCTCTGCAGAAGCGCGCCCGCGCGTTGCTGGAGAAGGAGACGCAAACGCAGAAAACGGGTAAGCGGATGGCTGGCGGCATGCTGAGCACGCTGTCAAATGCCATTTCGTCTCTGACCGGGCTTCTGTCGTGGGCCAAGTACGCGGACGAGGAAGGGAAAGAGAATGACGAAGAGGACACGATGAAGGACGCCGCCGATACCGTCGGCACCTCGTTCAACGTGTACAAAGCGTCGGACGGCTCTACTCGTTGGCTATCCTATTCGTCTAACGGGTTCAAGGACCGGGAAGGCGAGATCGTTTCGACGAAAGCTCTTGAGGACGCGGTTGCACTCGCGGACGTTACCGAAGACAAGGGACCGCTACGGCTGTTCCACGTCAAAGGTGCGGACGTTGGCCGCTGTGACTTCCAGGCAGTCGAGGGCCGGTTCCTCGTCGAGTCCGGTACATTCGACGACACTCCGATGGCACAGAAGGCGAAGGAATACTTCCAACATCCGGAAGAGCCGCTCGGAGTCAGCATTGGGTTCGTTTACCCCGAATCCCAGTTCGACGGTGGCGTGTACAACCGGATTCGCATAATCGAGCGATCCGTCTGTCCGCTTGCCGCCGCCGCGAATCCATGGACGTCGTTCCAGACGTCGAAAGGAACACAAATGGACGAGGCGAAGAAGGCGTGGCTGAGCAAGATGTTCGGCGACGACCTTGCGACTCATCTGGTCTCTAGCGCTGCGGGTGCAACAAAAGAGCTTGAGGGCTCTGTTGCATTCAAGGCAACCGAGGCCGATCTCGAGATCGAGAAGGGTCTCATCGAGGTCAAAGCTGTCATTGACAAGATGCCAGATGGCCCGATGAAGAACGCGCTGAACGCAGCGTGCGACTCAACAGGTACGAAAGAACTCGAAGAGAAGACCGACGACGTCGTGATGGAACAGGACGCACCCGCCTCGGCGGACGTGCCCGCGCCCGTCATGAGCGGAGAGGTACTCGCCGAGACCCTGATTGCCGCTCTTCAGCCCTTCACCGAGAACGTCGAGAAGACGCTCGAGAAGGTAGCTGAGGATTTCAATGCCCTTGCGGAGCGGATGGCCGCTCTTGAGGTGTCAGACGACGAACGCATGGCCGCGAAAGCTGCACCACGCGGATCGGGCGTTTTCCGGGCCACTGAGTCCAGTGGCAACGTGCTCGACGGGGCGAAGGCGAAGGAGCTGCTCGGCGTGACTGACCAGCCCGTCAACCACGTCGCCCCGTACATCCAAGACCTCCTGAAAGGCGTCGCCCGATGACCGACATTCTCCAGCAACTTGCCGAGGCGCTCATGCCTGTCATGGAGAGCCAGAAGGCGCGGCGATACGGTATCGCGTACAAACACGATACCGCCAGTGCTACTCCCGGTGCGGTGTATTCGCACGGTCCGGGCGGTATGCTCACGTTCCCCGGCGTCGATCCCGCTGTCTTCAGTGCAACGATGGGGAACACCAGCATCCTCGGTGAGCTCCCAGCTTCGCCGAGCCTGTACACGAACCCGACGTACCTGACCATCACTGGTGTCAGGGACATTACCGGGGCCGAGAAGGATGGCGTGTGCGACAACGCACCGACCGCAGGTTTGATGAAGTCGTGCATGGCCACGAGCGTCTTCGGGCGCTACGAGCGTGCTACCCCGGTCATCGAACTGAACCGGCTTGGGGCACGCGTTGACCGCGCCGATCCCATCGACCTCCGTCTCATCGGCTCGCCGCTGGCAACCGCTGGTCCGTTCGCGGGGCCGAATGCCGATGTCAACGGCGCACCTGGCGACCTGCTGACCAACGAAGTCAGCCGGAAGTTCTGGGAGCGCAACGTCTCCATGTACCGCCTTCTGTCCGGTCAGATATGGACTGGCAACCCGACCAACAACTCGGCTGGCGGCGGTTACAAGGAGATGACCGGCCTCGCCCAACTGGTCAATACCGGGTATGCCGACGCCGAGACCGGCGTTGTTTGCCCGGCGGTTGACTCGTACGTGCGCTCCTTCGCCTACGGAAACGTCGTTGACGACGCGACAAACCTTGTCGCGGCTCTCACCGACATGTTCTGGCAGGTGAAGAACCGCGCCGATCGCTCAGGCGTCCAGCCCGTGCGCTGGGCGTGGGCAATGCGCTCGCAGATGTTCTACGAGATCACCTCCGTGTGGCCTTGCACGTACTTGTCCTACAGGTGCGCACCGGGCACGAACATGGAGGGCCAGATCGACGCAGCAGATGCCGTCCGGTTCCGCGACGAAATGCGGGCTGGTAAGTACCTGATGCTCGACGGCATCCGGGTAGACGTCATCCTCGACGACAATATCCCGGAGACCTCGAACACGGACAACGCGAACGTCACCTCCGGGTGCTTCGCGACCGACATCTACCTCCTGCCGTTCTCGGTGGTTGGCGGGCAGTCGGTCCTGTTCCTTGAGTACTTCCAGTACCAGAACCCGAGCATCCAAGAGGCCCTCGGGAACATGATCCTGGGCCGTATCGAAGGTGCATTCTTGAGCTGGCCTCGCCAGACCAATCAATGTATCGAATGGCAGACGAAGATCGAGCCCCGGCTCGTCCTGCGTACGCCATGGCTCGCTGCACGCCTCCAGAACGTCCAGTACTGCCCGATCCAGCACCAGCGGGATCAGAACCCGACCGATCCGTACTTCGTGAACGGCGGCGGAAGTTCTCGCTCCGGGCCAAGCTACTACTCGATATGGCAATCCTAGTCCGCTAGGATTTCCTACAGAAAAGCGAAAGGCCTCCGGCAACGGGGGCCTTTTCGTTGCCTCACGCCGTTGCACTTGACTTGACGATCTTGTGCGTTGACACTATCCAGAACGGAGAGGTGCAAATGGCGTCACTCAGCGCGCGGCAGAATATCCTTCTTACAGGTGGGGCGGGGTTCTTGGGGCGAGGAATTCTCCGCTACCTTGAAAACTCCAAGTCACCCGCCAACGTCACCATTTACTCACGAGATGAGTTGAAGCATTACAAGGTCAAGCAGCGGTTTCCACACGTGCGCACCGTCCTCGGTGACGTGCGCGACCTTGACCGTCTGACAGCAGTCATGGCGGGTCACGACCTTGTACTTCACGCGGCTGCGCTGAAACACATCCCGGAAGCCGAGCGTGACGTAGCTGAGGCGATTGCCGTCAACGTCATCGGTTCGCAGAACGTCGCCTACGCCGCCCTGCGCACAGGCGTTAAGGACGTTGTCGGCATCTCCACCGACAAGACGTGTTCGCCCAGAAACTCATATGGTGCGACTAAGATGCTGATGGAGCGCCTGTTCCAAGAGGCGGGGCGGCTGTCAGACACGCGCTTCACCTGCGTCCGTTATGGGAACGTCGTCTCGTCTACCGGGTCCGTGGTTCCCCTGTTCCGTGAACAGATTCGGCGTGATGGCGAGGTCACTATCACGAGTCGGGCAATGACTCGGTTCTGGATCAGCATCGACGACGCTGTTGCCTTGATTGACAAGGCGGCTACCGATACCTCACGCCGAGGTTACACCTACGTTGCCCGGTGTGCAGGGATGAGCATCGTCAACGTCGCCCAAGCCGTCTGGCAGCTCGAGGGGCGCACCGGGCCGGTCAAGTATCGAATCATTGGCACACGACCCGGCGAGAAGCTGCACGAGGTTTTGGTGGACGCCTACGAAGCGCCCTACGCCATGGAGGATGGGCCATACGTCCTGATTCCACCAGCTATGGGACTGGCGGGCGAGGGGAGTTCCGGCGTGATGCCGTACGAGTCCTCGCTCCCGGTACGCAACCTCGAGCCAGACGAGTTCGCGGCGCTTGTTCGCGATGCTGACTCCGTATGAGCCGTCTGGCCATCGTCCTGTTGACTTATACGGATGACACGCACGGCCCTCGTGCTGAGTATGCTCACCGGACGTTGCGCTCGGCGCTCGACAACGTTGTCACATCCTGCGATATTTCGGTTCACATCGCTGACGACGGCTCGCCAGAAGAGCACCGTCAGGCGTTGATACACCTTGCTGGAGGATATGCACACGTCCGTGGAATCTCGGTCACTAACGCGCAACGTGGGGGCTACGGCAGGTCATACAATCTCGCAACTCAAACCGTTCACAGGCACGTCGACTATGTACTCCCGCTCGAGGATGACTGGGTTCTCGAAGCTCCGCTAAATATTGATCCATACCTTGCTGCGATGTCCGCGCCGAACGGTCCAGGTTGCATTCGTCTCGGATACATCGGTATGACGCAAGAGCTACGCGGGTTGCTCGTCCCGTTCGCAGGCAATATGTACCTCATGTTCGATCCCGACAGCCCCGAACCACACGTCTTCGCCGGGCATCCGCGTCTCGAGACGGTGGCGTGGGAGCGCCGGGTAGGTCCGTGGCCGGAGGGGGTATCGGCGGGCACGACCGAGTTCCTCGTCGCGCACAAACGCGAAGCGCGCGAGCGCGTAGCATGGCCCATGAATCGTGGGCCGTTTGCGCACGTCGGCACAGTCCAAGCAAGAACGGATCAACAATGAGGGCTGCTTGGGTATTCGGAGTCACTGGTATGTTGGGGAAGCGGGTGTGCGCGCAGGTGGAGGCACGTGGTATCCCCGTCGTGGGGTTCGGTCACAGCCGCGATATCGCAAACGGTACGCACGTTGTTGATGCGTTGGCCCAAGCGCAACCGAAAGACGTCGTGATCAACTGCGCCGGGCTCATTCCCCTACGTGGCAGTCCCGCGATAGACGAGATTGCGACGAATGCCCTCGGTCCGCACGTTATCGGGGCAGTATGCAGAGCTAAGAATCTGCGGATGGTGCAGGTGTCCACCGACTGCGTATTCAACGGAAACAAGTCGGGCGTCAAAGGACGGCTCAAAACTCCCGATGCCGTTGACCTCTACGGGCGCACAAAGGCGATTGGCGAGGTTGGAGATCTCATCATTCGTACGTCGTTCGTCGGACCGGAGCACGGTCTATGGCAAGAGGTGTTCGCTGCAACCGGGCCACTGTATGGATACACGGACTGGCTATGGTCTGGGTCTACGGTATGGGATGTGGCTGCGAGTGTTGTCGATGTCGCGTTGTCGAACAAGCGGGGCATTGTACATCTCGCGACCAAGGAACCTATCTCCAAGTTCGCCGTCGTTTCTATACTCAACCGGATGGCGGATACCCGTCCGCCGGTCAAGGTAGTATCGGTGGGTGGCGATCAGACTGGTTGGAACGACCGTTCTATGAAACCGAATGTCGTGCTGAGACCGTTTGAGGAGGCAATGCTTGGTTGGTATCAACGTGACCGTAGCGATCCCTGTTGGACCTGAAAAACGCCACGCTGCCTATCTGGATGAGGCGCTGGAAAGTGTCTATCGGCAGACCGTTCAGCCATTTCTTGTCATAGTCGACGACATGCACGGTCTACCGCAGGGCTACGGCGGCGCTCGCGTATGGCACGCTCCGTGGCGTCTGGGTGTTCCGGCTGCGTTCAACGCTGGCGTCGCGCTCGCGCCTAGCGAGTTCGTTCTGATGATGGGAGCGGACGACACGCTGGAACCGGACTGTATTGAGCGTGTTGTGGGAGCGATCGAGCGTGTCGGTGAAGGGGCGTGCAAACGTGGAATGCTATATTTGCCGTTGCGCTACATGGACACGAGCGAGGAGCAGTCGCTAGCCTGCAACGCCGCTGTTGTCAGTAAGACTCTCTGGCGTAACACGGGTGGGTTCGCACCGGAAACCGCCGTCGGTGCCTGCGATACGATGTTCGTTACGTTACTGATGGCACATCCGGAAGCCGGAGAGATTTATCCGGTGGGAGGGAAGCCACTGTACAACTATCGTCGCCATGCCGAAACAGATACAGCCAGTCGAGGTGCCTGGCAAGGGCTAATTTTTACTGCTCGCGACTTGCTCGCTCGAGAATGGAAGCAGCCAAACTGGGGAAGATACGCGTGACTTGCGCTGCGCATAACCTTGCCAGTACGCGGATGTTGTTGACGCAGGACGACGTTGACCTTATTCGTCGCACCGTTGCCCGCTTCCCGCGCGCGAAGCCACTCGTTGTCGTTGACCTCGGTGCTGGTTCCGGTACGACTGCCGCTGCTGTTTTTGCCGAGCGCCCGGACGCACAAGTGACAACGTATGACGTCTACGAAGTGAACGTTGGCTGGGCACGGTTGTTCATTCACAACGCCTTCCCGCTGGCCGATTGGGTTGGGTATGTCATGGACTCCGTTGAGGCAGCGTCGATGTGGCAGCAGAAATATGCCGACCTCGTCCTGATCGATACGTCACACGAGTACAGGCATACGGCGATGGAGCTCGCTGAATGGCACAACCGTGTGAAGCCTAGTGGATACGTCTGGTGCCACGACTACGAAGGTGACTATCCCGGTGTTCGGCAAGCTGTAAATGAAGCTGTCCTCGCCGGTTCGTTTGTGATGGTGGAGCAACGCGGGCTTGGCTGCGTGTTGAGGAAAGCATGAAGGTTGCACTCTGGCCAGAATTCTCCGGTACGGACGACGGCGATGGTGGCGTGCGCCGGGTAGTCGAAGCGCAGCTCAAAGCGATGCCACGGCTTCGAGTTGAGTTCACCAACGACGTCGGCGACGCGGACCTGATTGCATGTCATATCACGGCTCCCGATCAGTACCTCCGCAAGTTCCCCGATAAGCCGCTCGTTGCCCACTGCCACGGTTTGTACTGGTCCGAGTACGAGTGGGAGAACTGGGCTTACCGGGCGAACGAGGATGTGCTCAAACTGGTCATGGCTGCAGATGTAGTCACGGCTCCCGCCGAGTGGGTATCCGTCGTCCTGCGACGTCACACCTGCCGTGACGTGCGTACGGTACCTCACGGCATATCATTGACCGACTGGAGTGTACCGAGCAGTAACCGGGGCTACGTCCTCTGGAACAAGACTCGTGTCGACCCTGTTTGTGACATTGCACCGCTGAACGACGTCGCGCGCGCGTGCCCGGACATACCCTTCGTCTCCACGTTCGGCAACGCCGCACCGAACGTTACCTTGACCGGGCGCGTTCCGTTTGAGGCAGCGAAGGCGCTTGTTCGCAACGCCGGGGTGTACCTCTGCACAGCACGCGAGACGTTCGGTATTGGGACGCTCGAGGCGATGGCGTGCGGCGTCCCGATTGTGGGCTATGACTACGGCGGGCAGGCTGAGATCGTCGAGAACGGCGTCGACGGGATGCTTGTTGAGCCGGGAAACATAGACGCCCTGGCCGAGGCTATTCGCTGGGCGCTGGGCAACCGGGTTACGGCAGGAGCGGCGGCGCGCAAAAAGGCACGAGAGTATCCGTGGACACGGGCCGCTACGATGTATCACGACATCTACAAAGAGGTAGTGGAGCGCTACGAGAAGCATGACAGCAACCCGCGCACGACTATCGTGGTCCCTGCGTATAACCTCGCGAAGTACCTTCCCGATACGCTGACTTCCGTCGCAGTACAGACGGACCCCGACTGGGAATGCATCGTTGTTGACGACGCCAGCCCGGACGATTGCGGCAAAATTGCGGAGGGGTTCGCAGCCAAAGATA